CTTGTTCCACTTGTTCCTGACGAACCTGAAGTTCCGCTAGTTCCTGTTGAACCTGATGTTCCACTTGTTCCTGAAGTACCGTCTACCCCACTCGTCCCTGATGAACCACTAGTTCCAGATGTTCCTGAAGTACCACTTGACCCTGAGGTTCCTGAAGTACCACTTGACCCTGAGGTTCCTGAAGTACCAGATGTTCCTGAAGTACCATTAAATGTTGTGGCACTTATTGTGTGTAATTGTCCATTAGCGTCAATAGTAACCACCAAAGGGTCGACCGATTGGGTCAACCCTGAGATGAAAATTTCTCCTGCGCTTCCGAGTTTTATTCTTTTAATTCCATCCGTTGATAAAAATAATTCATCGTCAATCGAATAGAAAAAACCTTTATTAAGTGCCATATGTTATATAATTTGTACCCATCCACCTGATTTATAGATATATAGTCCTTCGTCTCCGTCCGTTTGATATACTATTAAAGCCACATCAACTGCTGACATCGTTAGACCATTTCTCTGAGTTTCTGTTAATCTTGGGAACATGATTCCTCTTGTTCCAAATATTTCGAATATTGCGTTTGCGGTTGTTCTTGTTGTTTGTCCTATAACTATTGTATTTCCTGTTCCTCCTGTTACCTCAGCAATTGGTGTTGTAGTATCTCCAATAGTATCTGTTGAAGTGAATTTAACAATTGTGTTAAGTGTTCCTCCTACTGCAACTGAGGTTCCTGAAGTACCTGTTGTACCTGAAGTTCCACTTGTTCCTGTTGTTCCTGAAGTACCTGAAGTTCCTGACGAACCACTAGTACCTGAAGTACCTGATGTACCTGTTGTACCACTTGTACCACTTGTACCTGTTGTACCACTTGTACCTGTTGTTCCTGATGAACCTGATGTTCCATCCGTACCACTTGTTCCATCTGTTCCTGAAGTTCCTGAGGTACCACTTGTGCCTGTTGAACCTGATGTACCACTTGTACCACTAGTTCCTGATGAACCTGAAGTACCGCTTGTTCCTGTTGTCCCTGAAGACCCTGATGTTCCGCTAGTTCCTGATGAACCACTTGTTCCTGTTGTCCCTGAAGTACCATCTATTCCACTAGTTCCTGAAGTTCCACTAGTTCCTGAAGTTCCACTAGTTCCTGAAGTACCGTTATCACCCTTAGGTCCATCTAAATTAGTATCCCACGTTGAATATACTCCTGAACCACTAATGTCCGTAACTTGTAGTGTTAGAGAACCTGAAACAGGATTGTACGAAACAACGTTTCCGTGAAAGTTATTCACAGTACTATTTGCAACAATCACATGTTGTGCTGTTGTGTAAGATAATCCAACACTTGTTGTTAATGTAATATTATTACCGACTGTTAATCCTGATAATGATATTGTATCATTTGATATTCCAATATACTCAGCACTTGTTCCGCTAGTTCCTGAAGTACCTGTAGTTCCTGAAGTACCCGAAGTACCTGTAGTTCCTGATGTTCCATCTATCCCTGAAGTACCCGAAGTACCTGTAGTTCCTGATGTTCCATCTATCCCTGAAGTACCCGAAGTACCTGTAGTTCCTGATGTTCCATCTATCCCTGAAGTACCCGTAGTTCCTGATGTTCCTGATGTTCCTGATGTTCCTGATGTTCCTGATGTTCCTGATGTTCCATCTATTCCTGAAGTACCCGAAGTACCTGTAGTTCCTGATGTTCCATCTATTCCTGAAGTACCTGATGTACCATCTATTCCACTTGTTCCTGACGTGCCATCTATACCGCTAGTTCCTGAAGTACCACTTGTACCGCTAGTTCCTGAAGTACCGTCTATTCCTGAAGTTCCGCTAGTACCTGATGTACCATCTATTCCTGATGTTCCTGATGTTCCTGACGTTCCATCTATTCCTGAAGTACCCGAAGTACCTGTAGTTCCTGATGTTCCATCTATTCCTGAAGTACCTGATGTACCATCTATTCCACTTGTTCCTGACGTACCATCTATACCGCTAGTTCCTGAAGTACCATCAATTCCTGAAGTACCTGAAGTACCATCAATTCCTGAAGTACCTGAAGTGCCTGAAGTACCACTTGTTCCGTCTGTTCCTGATGTACCATCTGTTCCACTTGTTCCGTCTGTTCCTGATGTACCATCTGTTCCACTAGTTCCGTCTGTACCTGAAGTACCGCTAGTTCCGTCTGTACCTGAAGTACCATCTGTTCCACTAGTTCCGTCTATTCCACTTGTTCCTGAAGTACCATCTGTTCCACTTGTTCCTGAAGTACCATCAATTCCTGAAGTACCTGAAGTTCCGTCTATTCCTGAAGTACCTGAAGTTCCGTCTATTCCACTTGTTCCTGAAGTACCATCAATTCCTGAAGTACCATCAATTCCTGAAGTACCTGAAGTACCATCAATTCCTGATGTTCCTGAAGTTCCGTCTATTCCACTTGTTCCTGAAGTACCATCAATACCTGAAGTACCACTTGTACCATCTATTCCGCTCGTACCTGAAGTTCCGTCTATTCCACTTGTTCCTGAAGTACCATCTATTCCTGATGTTCCTGAAGTACCGTCTATTCCACTAGTTCCTGAAGTACCTGAAGTTCCGTCTATTCCACTTGTTCCTGAAGTACCATCTATTCCTGATGTTCCTGAAGTACCGTCTATTCCTGATGTTCCTGAAGTACCGTCTATTCCACTTGTTCCTGAAGTACCTGAAGTACCACTTGTACCTGAAGTACCATCTATTCCTGATGTTCCTGAAGTACCGTCTATTCCTGATGTTCCTGAAGTACCGTCTATTCCTGATGTTCCTGAAGTACCGTCTATTCCACTTGTTCCTGAAGTACCGTCTATTCCACTTGTTCCTGAAGTACCATCTATTCCACTTGTTCCTGATGTACCATCAATACCACTTGTTCCTGATGTTCCATCAATACCTGAAGTACCACTTGTACCATCTATTCCGCTCGTACCATCTATTCCTGAAGTACCTGATGTACCATCAATACCACTTGTTCCATCTATACCTGAAGTACCGCTAGTTCCTGAAGTACCTGAAGTACCATCTGTTCCACTAGTTCCATCTATTCCTGAAGTACCGCTAGTTCCTGTTGTACCTGAAGTACCATCTGTTCCTGATGTACCACTAGTTCCTGTTGTACCTGAAGTACCATCTGTTCCACTAGTACCGTCTGTTCCGCTAGTCCCTGAAGTTCCATCTGTACCGCTAGTTCCTGAAGTTCCCGTTGTACCTGAACTACCTGATGTTCCTGTTGTCCCTGATGTACCATCTGTACCGCTTGTCCCTGAAGTTCCGCTAGTTCCTGTTGTACCTGACGAACCTGATGTTCCTGTAGTACCTGAAGTACCATCTATTCCTGAAGTTCCACTAGTACCGTCAGTACCTGAAGTTCCACTAGTACCTGATGTTCCTGTTGTTCCACTTGAACCTGATGTTCCTGTTGTTCCCGAAGTTCCTGTTGTTCCACTTGAACCTGATGTTCCTGTTGTTCCCGAAGTTCCTGTTGTTCCCGAAGTACCACTTGTTCCGTTAACCCCACTTAATCCTGAAGTACCTGATGTTCCATCAGTTCCGCTAGTTCCTGAAGTACCGTCTGTTCCGCTAGTTCCTGAAGTACCGTCTGTTCCGCTAGTTCCATCTGTACCTGAAGTACCGTCTGTTCCGCTAGTTCCGTCTATTCCTGAAGTACCACTAGTACCGTCTATTCCACTTGTTCCATCTATTCCTGAAGTACCGCTAGTACCATCTGTACCTGATGTTCCATCTATTCCACTTGTTCCTGAAGTACCATCTGTTCCTGAAGTACCATCTGTTCCTGAAGTACCGCTAGTTCCGTCTATTCCTGAAGTACCGCTAGTTCCTGTTGTACCTGAAGTACCGTCTGTTCCACTTGTTCCATCTGTTCCGCTAGTTCCTGTTGTACCTGAAGTACCATCTGTTCCACTAGTACCATCTATTCCTGAAGTACCTGATGTACCATCTGTTCCACTTGTTCCGTCAGTACCTGATGTACCATCTGTTCCACTTGTTCCGTCAGTACCTGATGTACCATCTATTCCTGAAGTACCACTAGTTCCTGTTGTACCTGATGAACCTGAAGTTCCTGAAGTACCATCTGTTCCACTAGTTCCGTCTATTCCTGAAGTACCTGATGTACCACTTGTACCTGAAGTACCTCCTGTTATTGTTACGGTAATATTTCCACCACCATCGTTTGTTACTGTTGCACCATTGAATGTTATTCCTGATACAGGGTTAACTGTCGTAATCCCGTCACCAACCGATAAGGCTGAACCAGAACCTGAAGTAATTCCTGTTATTGAGACATTTAAACCATCACTATTATTAAGGGTTAACGTTGAAGTTCCACTATCATAAGTCCCTCCCGTTACTGTACCTGTAAATCCTGTGATTGTTACTGTTTGTCCGTTGTTTTCATATAATTGTAAAGTAGTTGTTGCAGAAAAATATGTTCCTCCTGTAATAACAGTGTCGTTCATATTTGCAACTTTCCATCTTGCGTTTTCATGAGTCGCCCCACTAACACCTTCAATTGTTGACCCTGTCCAAGCATTTAAAAACAAAGCTCCCGCTTCGGTACTGTCTTCACATGTCCAGTTTGTACCGTCAAATCCAAGAGCTCCAGAGGTTTGTGCATTATTCCATAATGTTACATAGTTGTCTATGACATATTGATAGGTAGTATCTGCTGAAATAACATACACCATCATACCTAACCTTCTTCTTCCTGATGATATCTCATCACTATATAAAGTTAATACGTTGGGTATACTAAAAGGTGCGTTATATGCAAATGATATTGGGATTGTGTTTCCCGAATAAAGTACTGTTCCTTCAGTACCTGGCGGGATAACATAATTTAAGTCAGCATACGAATATACTTCCATGTATCCACCTATGTTGTATACACTGAAATTCGTACCTGTACTATTGTCAAGAGCAACTCCGACTGGTGCTTCGTAGATTGTTCCTGCTAATGGATTTTGATAGTTAAAGCTCATGTTCTTTTTTTATTTTTTTATATTAAGGTGTTTCCTTTGAAGTAAACATTATTCGCTGACGCGTTTATTCTAAATTCGGTATTACTATATGTTGTGTAAACTCGATAAGTTCCTGGTGGAATTGTCGAACCTGTAAATCCAACAGGAATTGTTGCGATAGTTGAATTTAAGTTTCTTGCTGTTAATGCGTTTGGATTACCTGCGGTATTCGTACCAATTTGAGTCATAATTTGACCATTTGTTGCTCCTGTTGAAACGTACCAAGTATACCAAGCGTTTGTTGGTGTTGTTCCTGCCGCAACTTGAGTTGTTTGGAACAGATATGCGTTGATTGGATTACCATATGCATCAACTCCCCCTGTTGTTGGCGAAATTGTACCTGTAATAATTGCAGGTGCATTACCTCCCCAACCTGAGTATTGTAAGTAAGCGTTCATTTGTTGGTTAAACGTTACTGAATTAGCCGTTGTTGGACCATTAATGAAATATCCTCTCCATGTACTTCCTTGAGACAACATCCATCCATTAAAGCTTGATGTAAGTCCTTGAGGTTCAATTGTTAAGTAAGCAAGTAACGGTGCGTTTGTCGGTGTAGGTGTTTGAGTTTGAGTTGGTGTAGGTGTTTCAGTTGTAGTAGCGGTGTTAGTTGGTGTAGGTGTTTCAGTTGCGGTTGCCGTAGGAGTTGCCGTCTCGGTAGGAGTCATTGTTGCGGTTGCCGTAGGTGTTGCCGTCTCAGTTGGAGTTGCCGTTATTGTTGCGGTATTAGTTGGTGTAGGTGTTTCGGTTGCAGTAGGAGTTGGAGTCGATGTTTGAGTTTCACTTGGAGTATTTGTAGGCGTCTCACTTGGTGTATTTGTTGGAGTTTCCGTCTGAGTCGGAGTATTTGTTGGAGTTTCCGTAGGAGTTTCCGTAGGAGTCTCTGTAGGAGTTTCCGTAGGTGTTTCACTTGGAGTATTTGTTGGAGTCTCAGTTGGAGTTGATGTTGGAGTCTCAGTTGGAGTCTCACTTGGTGTATTTGTAGGGGTCTCTGTGTTAGTAGGTGTTTGAGTAGGGGTCTCTGTTGGAGTCTCTGTTGGAGTCTCTGTTGGAGTTGGGGTAGATGTTTCGGTATTAGTTGGCGTGTTTGTAGGAGTCTCAGTTGGAGTCTCAGTAGGTGTTTCAGTATTAGTTGGTGTTACTGTAGAAGTATTTGTAGGTGTCGCAGTTGGAGTCTCTGTTGGAGTCTCTGTTGGAGTTTCAGTTGGAGTCTCAGTTGGCGTAGGGCTAGCACCTATTGAAGGTGTTTGAGTTGGAGTTTCAGTAGGTGTTGGTGTACTAGTTGCCGTTTCTGATGGAGTCGGTGTATTAGTCGCAGTTTCTGATGGTGTTGGGGTGTTTGTTGCACCTGGTGTTGGAGTAGGAGTTGCAGTTGGTGTTGGAGTAACACATTCTAACGCAACTACAATACCATTAAACATGTCATTTCTTGACGCATTTGCATAATAAAGAACGTCATCGACATAGATATTAAATGGCCCAAGAGCGTTTGAGTTAGAAGCAAGTCTAACAATATATGTTGTACACCCTGTTACTGTTAATTGTTGTTCAATTTCAGTATCACATCCTGGGGCGTTATTAGTTACAAGAATAGAATATATGGACATCCGCTGTTTTTATTAAATAAATACCGCAAGTATTCTATTTCCTTACCAACTATCTTAAAAATAATAAAATGAATTTATTTTTAACTATGCGAGATATATTTCACACGACGCATCGGAAGAATATATATTAAAATTACAATTTGATTCTTGGATGTCGATGTTAACAACACAAGATGCTAATTCAATTGTGATTTGGAAGTCACATCCGAAAGTACAATCTAATATTTTAAAGACAACACAATTATTTGAGTCAACTAATGTTAACATTATTTGTGGCGCATTCTGAAAAATACTAGGTATAACAGTATTATATTTCACTGTTGGTGGAACAGGTCCCGAACTAATAGTACCTATTAAAGTACTGTTGTTACCATAGATATCTGCTATGTAAACTTGAATAGGGTAAGTACCCCCTGATATTTCGGTTATTCTAACTTGTGTCATGATAAACAGATTATGTCATAAACAATTACTAAGTCTAAAACAATTTCTTGTCCTTCTAATGAAGTATTATTTCTACTTGTTTCAATCGTTATTTGATTATTTAATTGGTCTATAGTTACGTTACCCACACCAGGAATACTTAGTAACAAAGATTTGACTGTGTTGTACCATGTATTATCACTTGGAGCCTGTACCAAAGATGTTGAAGTAAAAAATTCTTGTTGTGCAGTTAGTCCTGCAGGGTTTACCGACACTTTCGCAGTGAATGTTGCACTAATTAAATCACAACTAGTATTTCCTGTTGTTAAATCAAAGAATCCTTCGTTTAACATTTGTAATAAACCAAATTTAGTTGGTGACGTAATATTGAATACTTCTGCACCCATTACATATGTTTGATAAGAAGCATAGTTTTTATTACAAGTTATTGTAGCGTTTCTCGAAAGTGTACATCCGTTAGCATCAACAACAGTTAAACTATATGACCCCCCTGTTAAACCTGTTACTTGTATTTGCTGTGGTTCATTCGGTACGTTGTCCGACCAATTAAAACTAAACGGTGGTTCACCTGAACTAATAAAGGCAGTTATTTTACCACTATCACCACTACCACAAGATGTTGTGAATAATGAGTAATCTAATCGTTGGCTAAATGGTATTAAAATATTTGCAGTTTGAGTACACCCATCAGAATCTGTCACTGAAACGGTATGTGTTCCTGCGGATAAATTATTAAAGGTTACCGCACTTAAGTTTGTGTCTATCACATTGAAAATTCCGTCAACAGAATAATCCAAAGGCATTGTTCCCCCTGTTGTTGAATAGATGGTAACTTGTCCATTATTTTGGTTACAACTTGTTGACACAACGTCTGTAGATATCGTAAATTTATTCTCAGTGATTATTGTTATCTCTTGAATATACGAACATCCCGAATTGTCAGAAACCGCAACTGTATAAGTTCCACTTCCTAATCCGTCAAATAATTGAGTTGTTTGTGAATTGTTGATGTTTGTTTGTGCTCCTGATGGATAGATTAAAGTATATGTATAAGGTGTTGTTCCTCCAACAACTGAAATCTGAATTGAGCCATCAGTACTTGAACAAGTTGAATTTTGATTATTTACAGATACTGAAGTTATTCCTCCAGGCGTTTGTAAAGTCGTTCCCGCAAATGTCTGACAAAATCCTGCATCAGTTACTTGGAAGTTATAATCTCCCGCAGATAATCCTGATATTGAGAATGTTCTACCATAAGATATTTCAACATTACCTGTTGAGGCTGAATAGTAAAATGGCGCGGTTCCACCTGTAATGGTTAAACTAATTGACCCATTACTTTGTAAACATGATGGTGATACTGAAGTTATAAGTCCAAGTCCAATAACGTTAACGTCAGTTACCGACCCTTCCATTGATTTTGTACATCCGTAAGCATCTGTCACAGCGACTGAATAGTTACCTTTTGTTAACCCTGTAATAGTACTACCCGTTTGACCATCACTCCACAGATAAGTAAAAGGAGCTAACCCTGTTTCCCCTGTTACGGTAATTTTACCAATAGGTACTCCACCGCAACTAGAGTTAGGAACTACGTACAAACCAAAACTAAACTCTTCAGAAGTATCGATAATAAAACTTTGTGTTATACCTGAACATCCTCCCAAATCTTCAGCAAGAAGGAAATAGGTACCCGCACTTAATCCCCCAAAAGTAAATTCAGGTGTGTTTGTAACACCAGATTGAATTAAACTATTATCCATCCCCAACAAATAGAAATTTGTTGACGAATATTGTGATGTTGATGTACCGACAACCGACCCATTATCCGAATTACAAGTTGTATCTTGTACTGAAAGAATTGACGCACAAACTCCACTCGAAACGGGTACATTAATATAGAATTCTTGGTTGGTAGGTAATGTACTATCGTTAACTCTGGCGGTATATGTTGACGCAGATAATCCTGTCACTATCGAAGCCCCTGTTGTAACCAAATCAACTTGAGTCAAAGGTGACTGCCATTGTACAGTGTATGGAGGAGTACCTCCTAATAAGGATAAACTTATAATACCATTATTGGTATTACTACAGTCTCCTGTTATCGATAAGTTATAATCAAATGATGCCATTAGTTAGCCTTACAATTTATGCTGATGTTTATTCCTGAATTTAATGATAGAATTTCATCAAGATTTCTATCCGTACACGTTAGACTAGTTATTGTTAAAACATTACCATTCAAGTAATACGTATAACCAAAGTCATATAATTGTGGTAGGTATTGAATTAAGGCGTTTCTCCAAGCTCTGTTTGAAGGTACGTCTGTTAAACCATACCCTGTGTAGAATAGTTCTTGTATAATAATATCACCAGCTATTCGTAAATCAACATACCAATTACTTTCAACCGAATTTTGAATACAATCGTTTAGGGTAAGTCCACTAGATGCCAACATTGAATTAACTCTGTTTGATAAGATACTATTGAAGTTACTAACCTGAATATCCCCATTCAACCATGGGTATATATTAAAGTCTGTAAATTCCGTGGTACAGGTGTAATCAAATATGTTTGAAATAATATAACAAGGGTCAACAGGTACTGGTATGAACTGGCATCCTCTTTGTCTTCTATAAACAAACTTTTGTTTGTGTAATACAGAGTTTTCCATTCTAACCCCTGTATTCCATATTGTTGTTGCGGGAACCATCTGTTCCACTAACTTCATCCAATAAGGCCCAATACCATCTACGTAATCAATTAATTTTTGATACGTATACTTGTTATTTGGAATATTGATTGTTTGTTCTTGTTCAATGTACTTCCACCATATTGACTGAAGTGTTGGGTACCCTCCAGTTTTACCATCACTAATGTATTGTCTATTTCTAACATTAATCATATTCTCCCAAAATGTTTGAGAAAATTCAAAGAATGTTTTCTTTTTTGGTTCTGGCTTAACAAAAGTCCAATCTACTCCACCTGGGACAGGATATCCGACAGTTAAACCTGATTCAGGTATCGGATAGTCATATCTTTTTGACTGTTCCCAAACGTCATAAACAAGTCCTTGTGATGGATTTAAGAAAAGGTCAACGTTTTTAACGTTTAATACTAATTTTTCATTATCCACATAATAGTAGGCGTTATAGTCAGCGTTAGTAGAAACCCTAATTCTATTGTCCTCTTCTAACCATGATTTATTATTATCCACTACTTGAGTTAGTTTAAATCCTTCAGTCATATAAGGAAAATCTCTAAACCTATCCAAGTAGGGTTGACCATATGAGAATGGAGTTAAGGTTGTTTGAATATCATAGTTTTGACCTGTATAAACACTACCTGTTATTCTAACTTGGTCAGGGCTTCTGTGTTGTGGTGTGACTTCATACCATCCCGCACCTAATTGGAAGAAATAGTCTTCTGTATTTAAAGGTGCGGCAGGGAACCCTAAAGCATCAATAGGATAATCTTCTAATCTAACATTAACATCTTCGTATGTTGAAGTTGAAGTAAACCCTGAATATATCTTACCTTTAATTTTATATGTCTCACCAGGTAAAAATGTTGGAGTGTCCTCAACATAGGTTCCTCCCGAAATACTAGCCCATTGAGTATAGAATTGGTCTAAATTAATTCTTTGGTCTGCAAGATATATGTGTTCGTTGAATTCAATTAACGATTCAGGAGCACCTATTAATCTCATTAAAAACTCAATCGACCTTCTCGTACCTTTAGATTTGAATAGATAAGCAGCATTAAGAATTAAGTTTCTATAAAAAGCATAATTTAATTCCGTAGGAGTTAGAGCTCTTGCATAACCAGGGTATGTTGGAGTTGTTGTATTTCCAAACACAGAACTTAAAAAATCTTCATTTGTAATTGGAGAAAAATTTGAAGTCCATCCTAAAGTTTGAGACAAGTTTACAAGTAATTGTGATGGAATGTCGTTTGACGGATTATAGTTAACCGAATTCATATATGACAACGCATCAATAAACTGTTTTACTTGGTCAAAACTTCTACCATAAATTTGAAATATTTTTTCAACTTTTTGTCCTAAGGTGTCAAACTCTTTTAAAGAATCTGTAACTAAAAATCTTGATATTAAATTACTTTTAAAAGAATCTAAATCAACGGCAATTGTCTCCAATGTCGTTAAATAATCGTCGAATAAGAAAGACCTAATATCTAAATTCCATCCACCGTCTTTTGGCCATGTTACTTGTTGATACTTAACATAAAATTCCCCATTTTCAGTTTGAGCGGGTACTTGGAATGCTGCTGTATATTCTGGTCTTACCAATCTATTTAATAAAAATTTTTCAACCTCATCGAAATCTTCGGAAAATATTTTATCTGTAATTAAGTCGTTTGGTCTTATTTGAAAATTTTCATTGGTTGTTGTTGCGGTAGTACCAAAAGGAGCCCCCGAAACATAGAATTGAATAAACCCTGTCGTTAAATTTTCCGATGGTAAGAATGAGACAATATTGTATATGTTATCATTAATACTAACAGAGTAATCTAAGTAAGTGTTATATAAATTTCTATAAGGAGAAACAAGTATTTCTCTAACCGATAAGTTGGTTGCAGCACTTACTGAGTAATCAATATCAAAAGGATTGTTAATCCTATCAACATTCACTTGAAAGTAAGTTTCATCTTCGACAGGGTCGTAAAGAATATTAGTTGCAGTGGCGCCTGTAGTAAAATCCAAGTTAGTGAAAATAACATCTAACGCTGCTGGAAAATAATTAATAATTTTTGTAATAGATACTTGAAATCTTTTACTCAACGAACCATACATTGAGAAGTTTAAGACTTGTGACACATCGTAGTTAGGATAAACCCTAAACTGTGTTGCCATAATTCTTCTACTCTCAGCTAAATCATTAATATTTAAATCACCTAAATTAATAGGTTCAGAAAACGCTCCAACACTAAAAGTTCTATTAACCTTTTCAACCACTGAAGTTGTGAACTCAAAGTTACCTTGCGTAAGTCCACCACCCTCAACTGTTTGTAATCCTACAATATTGTCAGAGAAGGTTGCAGCACCACTACCAGGTCTTGGAGGGTAAAAGTATTTTGTCGTCTTTTGCGTTATCGCCATTAGGTTGTTATATTTGTAAAGTTTTTACTGAAATCAATATTATCATTTCTATTCTGTCTAACCTCATATAACAATGCATTAAATTGGTCTCTAATCTCATACAAGTTGTATTGTCTGTAGATATTGTTTTGACTATCGTAGATTGTGTAGATACCATCATCAATAGATTTAGTTTGATTACCGTAAAGAGCAATTGCAAGAGATGATATATCGTATTCAACCATTTCTACTTCTAACGTTATTGGATTGAAGAACGTATTAGTAATAATAATGTCTTGATTCGGCTGCCCAATAAATGGAGTTGCGTTTGGTTTGTTTGTTGGTGAAGATGATGGTGATAGTGTTAAGAAAATAAGATTTGAATCTCCATCAACATATCTATATCTAATTGATTTTTGAGTCGTATTAACTTCATTAGTTACAACAGGTTCACAATAGAAACTTGAAGTTACAACTCTAAAAAAGTTAGGTATTTTGGAACCGTCAGGATTTAAGTATTCAATTCTGAATCCAACAAGCCCTTGAGGTACAAACTTGTTTTGGTATTCTGTTGGTACGTTAGTAATATCAATTATAATACCTTTTACGTTTGGTAACGCACTTAAAACACCACAATCAGTGATTACAGTTCTTATTTGGGCTGGTCTTATGTATAATGTGTAGATACCTAAAGCATTAAATTGATTTGCAGGTAATGTTAGATTATATAATCCTCCTAATACTTCAACTCCTGCATTTCCACCTGTCTCAGTATTATTGAAATAAGGTCTAAGTAAAGTCTGTGCATCCAATTGCGTAAGCACGAACTGGTCTGTCACATCCCTTGTTGGAGTGTAGTTCATGATAATCTCAACATCTTGTGGTGAGACATCTGATGGTCTTATTGTACCGTATGAGCCTATTGCCATTTTGTCTTATTTAATTTATAAATAGTTTAGTTCTTTTTTTCATTTACGTTCTTTCTTTATTAATAACATTAAAAAATCCGTAACCATAATTTATCATGTCTCCTAAGTTATCAACCTCACCTATTCTCATCACCCTTTCATACGCACTATTCTTACCTCTCTCAATAAAAACGTCAGTTTGTATTTGAGCTTGGTCAACAACTTTCAATAAAACTTCGTCTTTTGTTATTGGACTTGCCTGTAAATTGTTTTGAGTCAATCCTGAAGATTCTTGGAAGAATATTGTTGTACCATCTGTATAGTCATAATAATCAACACCTGTTATAGTGTAAGCAGTAAATGTTGGATTCATGTTGGAAATTGCTCCCCATATTTGTCCATTAGCAATTACGGGTACCCCTACTTGGAACTTAGGTGACCCGTACTGAGCCAATTCGTTCACCCTTGACTTGGTCAATCCTGAAACTGTAAATGGGATTGTAACGTAGTTAATCGATGTTTGAGCCGATACCACGTTAACAGCATCTCCTGAAAATATATAATCATACGATACTGGTGTTCCTATCCAGTTACCTGACGAAGGAGCAAAAAACGCCTCTCCTTTTGGGTTATAAATTGTTGGGTTAGTGAACGGAGTACTTATTTTTTTAGAAACTTTTGTCACTCCCCATGGATTTGTTTGTTCCAAGGTTATTGTGTATTCACGAGTCGCAGATGCGTATGTATGATTAAGAGTGTTCGGTGTGTACCCCGTTATTATTTGTTTTGGAGTGTTATCACCCCAATCAACTCTATAAGATGATAGGTTTAAAAACTTTTGGAACTCGTCTGAAGTATTGTAGATATTGTATACGTATGGGTTTGCCGTTGTGGATGAAAATATAAAATTTGCAACTACATTTTTCTGTAATACCGCTCCGTCAAATGGACTATAGTATCCCGCATCGACAGCGGTTTGTCTGAACAATAATGGGACACTTAAGTTTGTTAATAATGAAGCCCCGTTTGGACCCGAACTAACAACTTTGGTCATAGCAGAATACACCCCAACAGAAGTTCCATCGTAATTAACGACGGATAAATCTCTTGCAACGTTTTCAGGCGATACCGTTATTTTATAATAATCTGACATTCTTATTGATTTACATATTCATACCATTTTATGGGTAAATTTGTCCCTAATCTTTGACCGTAAGTGTTAAACACTTGATATGTTTGTGTTGGATAATCTAATTTAACTTTGTAGTATAATAATTGAGTACCATCAAACGAGTACTTATTTTCCATTAGAGCTTGTGGTCCTTCAGTCAGGTCAAATGGTGTGGTCCCTCTTCCAGTCATCATAGTTGTAAACTGACCTGTCTTGGCGTTATAGAATTTGGCACTCATATAGAATGTGTCAATGTCTAAAAATGTTCTTTTCTTTAACCAATAAAGAAAGAAACCTTCTTTATCTCCAACATAGTCTAATATAAATTCAGGTTTTTTAATCGACACTAATGTTCTTTGCATTTGAGCATCCATCTTCAACCCCTGTTGTGTTGGTAAAATTACTGTTAGGTAATTTGTTTGTTTTTTGTCATCAGGAGTATCGTAAAAATCTAATTTAAAAAATGAGTTAGTGAAATTGTTTTCATAGTAATAAACCTCTTGAGGTGTAAACCCTTCACTTAGGTAATTAACTCTCCAATTGTTAATATCACTCATTGAACCTCCTGAATAGAAATAAAACTCGTAATTAATCTCTGTATTGTTTGTTGTTCCTGTGGCAGGTGCGTGTGCAAACCTTGATATTTCAAAATCGCGTCCAACCCCAATAACTTCCGTTATTACTTCTTTTTCGTACTCTTGAATTGCCATATCTAATCCCAAGTAGTCCCACTTAAGTTCTACAGGAATATTGATTTGCTTGTCAGTATCTCCGTCTTGTCTAATTACAAATTTATTCACACTCATCAATTAACGGTTTAAATGAGAAGTCACTCTGAACCTCGTTATAGTTTATTCCTTCAGGTATTAATCTAAACACAACATTTTGAAATGGATAATGTGCTGTATTAAAAAATGGATAATCTACCCCTAACCCTGTGTTATCTTTAAACCCATAACTAAACAAATCTCTCCATCTAAACTGTTCGTCTGATGAAGAATAAAATGCCCAATTTGGAACTTGGTCTAAGAACCCTACTCCTCCTGTTTCAACATAATCGGAGAATACTCTTAGAGTCATTGGGTTATGTGGTTTATAATAATATCCTGGCGCATTGTTAGTTGGGACCGTAGTTGTTGCAAATACAGTTTGGTTGAACTTCATTTTGTGATAATATGGTGACACGGTTCTTTCTATTTGTTCGTAGTTGTTCCACTCACAGAAGTCCCCATCCATAATGTCATCCTTTTTCAAATCCAAATTATAGAAGAAACTTTTGGTTTGACCATTAGTTAAAGTATACCCTGAAACAGGAATTGATGTGTTTGATTTTTGGTTATTATTACTCCACCACGGATTTACAACTTTAGATAAATTAAATCCCCACCCTTGTTTTAATCCAATACCATCAAAAGGCATATTAAAATACCCTGAAAACCCTTTATTTACGATTGTCAGATTAATCTCAGATAATGGTCTCATTTGGTTGTCTCTATATCCCGCCAAATCAATGTCATAATTTGATGTGAAGTTGTAAGCATTACTACTAGATTTCTGAGAAACTCTTGTAACGTTATTTGGAGTAATAGAACTATACTCTAACTTCATTTGTTCCCCAAAAACATTCTTTTCAAAACCAACTTTAGTAACCGCTAAGTCAGTTAGATTAGTTAAAACTTTATATTGTTTAACATAATATTCTGACCTTGTTTCCGTTAAATTATCAGGATTAAGTACTCTTTTAAAAGTACCTGTGGTGCCATTATTAAATGTCGTACCCGTATATCCAATATTCAACACATTAAATGTGTATACATCCGTACCAAATAATCCAGTTCCTAACGAATACACTTGGAAGATGTTTGAATTTCTATAAGTTAATGATAACTCAACATATTCGTTTGGAGTTAATCCGTGAGGAGCAACACAAGTAAATGAAATTAACCCATTACCATTTTGTGATGTATTTGTTATTGTAAACGCAATACCATCACTCGCCTTCCAAGTAATGTCGTTAGAGTTACTTGAATAATATGTTAATTCCTTATCATAATTATTATCTGATGGATAGGTTAAATAGTATGTCCAATTGTACGTATATGCACTTTTGGCTTTGTACTGAAAATGTTGGTCTCCGACATCAGGTCTATAAAAATCAAACTCGTAGTATTGTGGAAATCCTTTCCAAATACCACTTTGTTTAGAAGCCTCGGGTGATGTGTAATAAAGATTATCTCTAAATGGTATATAACCTGTGGTACCAGTATAAGCGTTGTCGTACAAATAAGTAACTTTAAAAGTAGGTCTAAAAATAGTACAAGCCTGTCTTTCGTCGTCATATACTTGAGCAAGGTTAACCGTTGCACTTCTGTCGTATTCAGTAATTTCCTGACTTTGTTCATCAAGATTTATCGAAATTTTTTGATTGACAGATGGTGCCCCTTTATACCTTAAACCGCTTGGAACTATTGTATACTTATTCATCTAATGAGTATTTTGTTTTAAACCTATCTAATGCCGATTCACCTTTAACAACCCCAAAATAGAATTGATATGGTGCTCCCACTAAAAATCTATTTGAAGTTTGTGGTGTTGAGGTATATCGACCACCCACAGTTGGGTAACTTACAACATTCCCATCTACACTATATATGTACCCTCTCGCGGTTAAATCATTCGCTACGGACGTTCCATTTAAATAATATTTAGTATCTGTTGTTGACCTATCTAAAGATTGATACTTACTTTGAATAATATCCTGACTATTTGTTGCCCATGTGTTATTTTGATTTCCAAATATTGTTGATGAACCCGACGCTAGTCTCCATTGATAGAACGGAACTAATTGCGATTTAATACCATATGGATATGGGTAATACCCGACGTTGTCGGTTCCTCTAAAATTAATTCTTCCTGGTGTTAAATAATCTTTGGTTTGAAGGTCTTCTGTTGTAGATGAAAACCACACAGCCATAATCGGGTCACTAGGAGTTCCTAATATTGTTGTCGGGTTAATTGCCCCAGGAAAAATTTCATAAAATTCAGGTGAAAAATTAACATTCCCTATTTCAGAATTTATCGATAATAATTGAGCCAAGTCACCATCGATTCTTTTTTGTGGTCGGCTAAATAATTGGTCTATACCATTATCACCTGCAGGGATTAATTGTTTTAAAAAACTATCATCAGTAATTCTTGAAATAACAAATAAATTAATTAAATCTGAAGTGTCCCCATAACTAGTTGGATTAATATTTGGTAGAACATATCCTTTTGTTGATGGGTCAAAGGTTATTTCAGAATAAAAATAATCTTTCATCCCTAAATTAATAATTGTTGTTGGGTATAAAAGATTCGAGGCATTTACACTTCCCGTGTCCGTTGCTCTTTTGCCAACAAATTTATTTGACGTGTCATTCCAAGGACTACTTCTATAATAGAAGTTATTACTATCCATATTGAAGTACACTATTTCTCGAGGGAAACTAGGGTACTCTGGTTTATTTTTATTATTATAATATGTGTTAACTTGTATTGGGAATGCGTATAGTGAACCATTAATCCAATTATTCATAAATGATTGGGATAATACTCCTCGACATAATCCGTAAAAAAATCTAAACCTAAATCCCCATTCTCCAAAATTACGTAAATCTTTAACTAAGTCAGTTATTGGTCTTCTTAAAAACATATAACACCCACTTTCAACAGCATCTTTAGTAGTACATGATTGGTTAATACCAAAAGTATCTCCAAATCCTTCGTAACATTCTAACCCAACCATTGCCTCACAATCGAAACTTTCCAAAACTTTAATAGAGTTTGGTAACCCCTCTAAATCTGCAGTTACAGTTTGAGCACCTGTTTGAAACGCATCAGATGTAATATCTTCCGAGTCTGTATTTATTAGGTAGACATTAAAATTAACGTTTTGTTGTAATAATGATGGATTTAATGTCCAAGAACCACCATCTAATCCGTCTGACGATGGTAGTCTATCAGTCCTTAGTACGTTCAATTGAGCGTTATCAATTAACATTGATGGGTTGTAACTAAAAAAAGTTTTTGTTGTATAATAATATCCTAAGTCGTTAACATAATTACTTGCAAAAACAAGACCACTATTATTAACTTTCATAACCGCACTACCAGATAGGTCTTCACTGTTATCATATTTAATACTTGAAGAAAATGGACTATAAAATCCATTTGAAGATATCGATACTACTTTAGGTAAAGTAGATAAATCAACGCACGATATGAACCCTCCTATAACACCTGAAGTATTAACTTTAACAGAATAGAAAATACCGCCCCAATTCATTTTCCACCAACGATTGTTTCCATCAAACCTACTTGTATACCCAAAAAATGAGTCATAATTATTATACATTGTCAACCCAAGTCTTGGCGTGGCATTTGCTGCTACATTTGGTACAAATAAACTATCGGTATTCAGATATGGGGCATTACATCCCAAAACATCTGAAGACGCAGAAACCCCACTTCGAGTAATCCTTTTCGCAGAACCTAAAGTACCAGGGTTGTTTGGAGCTACACCATCTAATGTTGCCCCTACAGGTAATGGGTTTATACTTGCATCTAACGAACCGTAATATGCCGTATTTGTTGTATTAAATCCTGAAAACGATTGTCCCGCAATTGACGATGTTGTGGTTCCAGGTTTAAAGAAATACGATTGATTATACATATCATTTTGATTGTAAGATTGTACCGATATACTACTATTATTTAATTTTTGTATTGGTATGTTAACTCTTGTTGCTGCGGTTACAGTCCAATTCGAATCAAATTCACTTGTACCAAATAAATTACCTAACGAATATTCATTAACATATTTTGGAGAGTATGGGTCAACTCCTCTCTGTAAAACTAATATAAACTGAGAACTTGCTCCTTCAAAATATTCAAAAGCATTAAAATTGATTACGGCATTGTCAACCGACCATCCTCCAAAACTTGGTTTAGCTGGTATGTATGTACCAACACTGTTAAGAATATTACCAAAAGATTGTGTCGTACCTGTATTCCATATTTTGGCGGCGTCCGATACTGTTATCGCAGTAATAACTTGGTAATACTCAACATCCGCAGGGAATCTATAATTAGTTTCAGATGAACCATAAGGTAAGTTATATCTAACAGGTGTTACAATATTTGATACTTGTGTTGTTGCATAAGATACGTCTATTGTTGTTGCTCCACTACCATTATAAGTTTCACCACTAATACCCGTAATAATACCGTCGGCAGTTGATGCACTGTAAAGATAATTTGTATCTGTAGTTCCAGTTATATTAATAAAAGTTAATAAATCTCCCGCAGCAAATTGCTCCTGCGATAACACCGTTATGGTATTATCATAATGATGTTTTCCAAAATTGGAATCTTTTGCGAATGTTACTTTAATTTTATTAATATTTGAAAAATAACTTTCTCTTAAATTAAAAATATTAATTCTTTCACCAATAGGTAAATCATATGATGCAACAAATCTACCTCCTCCAATGTTTAATTGTTGTGAAAGAGGTAACTTATATCTTGATGGGTCTCCAATATTAGAAGTTAACCCAAGTCCTGCTATCGCTTCACTAAACATGATGGACCAATCCTCACCATTTTCTGTATCTCCTGAGAAATAACTAGATGCTAATCCATCGTAATAAAGGTCTGAAGATGAAAGATAAGATAAAACACCTGCACCATCTACACCTGAAGTTGCTTGGTTATTTGAACTATCTTTAAGGGTTTGTTTACAATCACAAGCCTGACAATCAGGATAAGTAATCATTGGTAACCTTATTGTATAATCTTTTTTAGTACAATACTTTCTCCATTTTTTAAATGGGTACCAAGAAAAAACTCTTTTCACTCTAATACCAACATAGGAAAGCCAACATAAAAAGTCTAAAACTAAATTATATAAAAATAATAAAATATGCCCAATAGTTAATAAGATTAACGCTACTGGTTGTATTACCGTCATTAAAATTGAGAAGAGGAAAAATAAAAAATCAAAGTTTCTAAACCCGTCATTAACAGGAAATTTGTTAACACTATCTTCACAATCTTGGTCATCAATTTCTTTAATACCAATAAACCTACCTGGCGCGGACCCAATAATATTTCTACCACTTTTGTATTGGTCAATCAAAGAAGACACCGTATAAACTTTATTGAATTGAAATTCGTAGAATGTATCTTCGCAATCGATAATCTCATTAAGTCTCTCTATTTTTTTCTGTCCAATAAATCCATCAGTATAACCACTCCAAGCCAATCCAAAATAATAAGAACTCTGTTGTTGTTTAGAATTATTTGTTGTTGGAATACTTCTAGTTGACGGGTCTGATGATGATGTTGTCCATCCGTATTCTTTAACGTTTGGAACTAAATAATAAGCTCTTCTTGTTTGTAAAGTTAAATCATTTGGTTGAGTCCATTTGACCTTAAAACGGTACTTGGCCTTTGTTGGAACTCCAACAGTTGGGTCATTTGACAATACTTTTTCACCAAATTCATTAGTTATAAAATAATCTAAGTTCATTGGTAATTCTATTAACCATGTTCCTGAACCATCAATAACATTTCCTGATTGTTCTAACTCATATTGTTCTAAAACAGGGTTACCATCTATATCTTGTTGTATTGTTTGTCTTAACGCTAATATTTGACCTGGTGATGTTGTTAAACCGCATAGGTTACCCATGTTATCTTTTGGTCTTCCATTATTCCTTACTCTTAGAGTGTCAGGTGAAGAAAACATACATCCCATAAACACCGATGTCGGTTGTATATCAACATTGGCATCATCTCTTAAATCAAAATCTAATCGATTTATTGCAATTTGACAAAGTGACGCATCACCCCATAATGGAGAAACTTCAACGTTCTTAACTAAATTAACTATTTGTGGTAATGAATTTAAATCTGTTGAAGTTCTAAATTTAGAACCCGCAACTTGTGCTTCGGTTGCCAACCCCATTCTAATTAAATCCTGAGGTGTTAGTGAGAACTCTCCAATATCGGATAAGTCAACATCCATAACAATCGCTTGGTCCCCTAACGGAACCCCCATTATCATGTAATCCCCACTTTCGTTTGTTTTGGCAGTATACTTGTAATACGTGTCATATATTTCAACTGCAGTTATCCCCGTAAGAGAATCCGCTCTTGTTGGTAGTGTACCTGTCGCTGAGTGCTTTGAATATGATTTTTCGTAAGGTAAAAGATTGTATCGATATCCGTCTTCATTTTTATCTGAAGGAGATTCATAAGGATAGATACTTGATATTAAAGGATTAGATTCGTCAACATTGGTTATTGGGACGAATACCGCAACTCTCGCATTAGGTATACCCAACCCATTATTGGCGGTAACTCTACCAACAATAACACCATAGTCCGCACAACTTCTTGTGTAGATATCCGCTTGTTGTATTTTTAACGATAAGATTTCTAAGAATTCAAACTCTTGGTCTAATTGGACGTTGATTGTCTTATTAGACCCGAGTTCGGTTTTTATCCTATATGATTGACCCATGTATTACCTTTAATTTATAAATAGTTTATGTGTTATTTTTAAAGTACTAACACACTCTTTTTAATAATAAACTAAACGTAACGATAATAAACCTATTAAGAGAAGGTAACTGATTGGAAATTTTTAACCGAAACTCTAATATCTTTGTTTGGATAACGGATTTGGTAAACTTGTGAAGGTTGAGCAAACACCGTATCATCCACAGGTAATATTTCTTTAGTTTCAGGGTCGGAATACTCCATAGATGTTTCAGCCGAAGAATATTGCCCCCCAACTTTATTGTAAACATTCATTCCTGCAACAGTGATTACACCATTTTGATTTTGAACAATACTTCTAAGTTCAGATAGGTATACGTTTTGCCCTAACTGTCTTACTTGAGGATTAAAATACGCTGATATTTTGTCAACCACATCAGCAATAACTTGTCCTGAATTCTGAGCAGCATCTAATACAATCTGAACATCAACACTAAGGTCAATAACTTCAGCGGTTAAGATAGAAATGTAGTCATTTATCATTCGATAGTTTGATAGATAAGTTGCCACATTCTGTCTTAAAGTATCAGAAACAATATTGGTTAATTTACCTGAAGTATCGTATGATAGTAATTGAATTAATATTTTGTTGTTATTTTCTGTAATTGAAACTTTGGCAGGTGCTCCGAATTCCGCTGGCATGTTTCTAATAAGAGCCTCATAATCTTGGACTGTCACTGCTCTTTTTTGAGCGGAGAAGTTAAACGATACATAGTTTCTTATTTCTTCTAATGATGGAAGTCCTGCTCCACCAATTGCCGCGGTTACGTTAGTACATCTTAACGAGTTAACTACTGAAGAGTTTGTTAACTCTGAAGGACCATTAACGTAGAATGAAACAGTGCCTATTTGATTAATAACATTCGTTCCTAAGTTTGATGCCAATCCCCCACCAACTCTATATTGTATGAATAGTGTTGAGTTTGGAACTAATGCCGAACCTAAAGAGAAGTTGTTTGTATATCTTTGTAAATCTAATGTTGTCCCTACTGTTGTAAATTGGTCTAAAGCATCTTGAGCGGTATTGGTACCACCACCGAAAGTCATTTTCTTAAATCCTTCAGGTGTGTATTCGCTAATAAATCTGTTTTGTGTTTGAATGTATCTTCCTACTTTAATACCAGGTTGGTCAGATACTTTTGTAGGGTCTTCAACAAAAACTCTATCTTCGGCTAATGCGTCTACCTCGTACCATCTATTAGATGCTCCGATAAACTCAGCACTTGTTGGTATATTACTATACTCGGTACCACTCTTAAGTAATACACTTGTAATACCTAATACATTTTTTTCAGGTAAGAATAATTCAAAGAATGGTCTAACGTCATTTGGACTAACTACTTTTTTGAATACTTTAGTTATACCATTAACAACTAACTCTCTTTTGGTGATAGTATAGTTAATTAATACGTTGTTGGAGTTGAAATTTGGAATCTTTAATCTGTTCGGAAACCCTTGAGCATTATATGGTGATGTAAAATCAATATCATAGATATTCTCAAATACAATACCCGCCCCTGTTACTTGAGACCCTCTTGTTAGAGTTCCTAAGTATCTTTCATCTTCTTTATCACCGAACGCAGGAACTGTGATTGAGAAGTCAACAAGAGCAACTGAAGGTCTTTGACCTGGCAATTTTAAACCGTAGGTTCTTGCAATGTTATATATTGAAGACCTTTGTTGTGCGTATTGAAGTACCGTTTCTTGAATACTTCTATCAATATGATAATGTAGGTTATCGGCAACGGCTGCGTTTAAATCTAAGAATACTGAGAATACCGAAGCATCATTAAAATCTTGAATTAATTCAGGATAGTATGTTTTGCAATAGTTAAGTAACTCAGTTCTTATTCCCTGATAATCTCTGGTTGTATATGATATTTTACGATTCGCCATCTATATTAAATATTGATAATTACAAAATCACTCTGAGCAAACGTATTTGATTCTACTGAGTAATCGATTTTAATTTTTGCAGTATATTCTGATGTCCCTTTACCTGGAAATCTATATACTGGTGATTCGCTACTTCCTACGATGTTTTGTCCTTCCGCGATATCAACCTCTTCCATTGGGTCTGCAGGTGTGATTGAGATATTATTTAATAATAAATTTGGCATGTATCTCGAAACAGCTTCTCTGATGTCAGATTGAATCGCATCAAACGTAAGTCCGTCAAAAGGTTCAAATAAAAATTCATATAGTCTTGTTCCAAAATCAGGTAAGTAATATCTTGTACCTTTTCTTGTTAACAATAAATGAACTAAATCCGCTTTAATCTGTTGAGCTTCAAGCTCTGTTAATTGTAAATAATCTCCTCTTTTAGAATCTCTAAAAGGAAAATTAATACCATATGTAGTTCCATCTGCCATAACTATAAATATAATACCCTCGTTTTTCCTTATAAATAGATTAAAATAA